CATTAAAGAAGTGGGATTGTTAAGATTTTACTTGACAAAACAGTGAAAATATGATAGGATAGCAAATGGCTTCGTTAAACTATATTCAACTTGTAAATGATGTGCTGATTCGGCTTCGAGAGCCAGAGGCTTCTTCTGTCTCCGATAACGCCTATGTTAAGCTCATTGCTCGTTATGTTAATGATTCTAAGCGTCAAGTTGAGGACTCTTATAACTGGAATGCTTTATCAGAGACATTGTCCGCTACAACAACAGCCGATGTATTTAACTATGTATTAACAGGTTCTGGACAACGCTTTCGGGTTATTGATGTTCTTAACGATACCGATAACTTCTTTGTTGAGAATGCTTCCACGATTTGGATGGATCAGCAGTTCTTGTTGACGACCCCACAAAAGGGTAGTCCAATGTACTATAACTTTAACGGGACAAACGCTAACGGAGATACTCAGGTTGATCTGTTTCCAATCCCTAACGGTGCTTATAACCTTCGCTTTAACATTATCAAGCCACAAGTACCTTTAGCAGTTAACGCCGATACACTTCTAGTTCCTGATGAGCCAGTCATATTAGGAGCAGTGGCTAGGGCGCAAGCAGAGCGTGGTGAAGACGGCGGTGTACAGTCTGGTGAGACATATGTACTGTATCGCCAAAGTTTAGCGGATGCTATTTCATTAGAATCAAATCGCTATATTGAAGAATCTCAGTGGAACTGGGTCTAATGGCTAGTCAACTACAGACATCGTCGATAGCAGCACCGGGGTTTTATGGACTCAATCTACAAGAGAGTAGTATTACTCTTTCTTCTGGTTATGCACTAAAAGCACAGAACTGTGTGATCGATAAATATGGTCGTATCGGTGCAAGACGAGGATGGACTACAGTAAACTCTGCAGTTAATACTGACTTAGGTTCTGGTAATGCAGTAGAGTTTATATTTGAATTAGTTGATGGTGGTAGTAATCAAGTGTTAAGTGCTGGTAATAATCAGTTATTTGTCGGAACTACTACGATGACTACTAAGACAGTGCGCAACACTACTAACAGCGGTAACGCTACTTATACTATTACAGGTAATAACTGGCAGGGTGCTGCCATGTCTTATGGAGATGTTACAGACTTCCAGCCTCATGTGTATTTAGCACAAGCAGCACACCCTATGTTAGTGTATCATGAGTTACCTGTTTCTGGTAATCCTTTTAGTTCGCACGATAGCGGTACATTTGGCTACCAGCGTGTAGGAGATGACGCTAAGTTACCTTCTAATCATAGTACAGCTACCTTTATGCCTAGCTGGGTAATTTCTGCTTATGGCAGAATCTGGTGTGGTGGTATCTCAGGAGACACTCAGACTGTCTACTTTAGCGACTTATTAGCTGGTACAGACTTCTTAAATGGATCTTCTGGGTATTTAAACCTGCAAGAAGTATTACCTAATGGAGATCCTGTAGTAGCTGCTGCAGCACACAATGGATTTATTATCTTCTTTGGTCGTAAGAACATAGCAATCTATGCTAATCCCTTAGACACAGGAGCATTAACTCTTGTTGAGGTTATTTATAACGTAGGATGTATTGCTAGAGATTCCGTACAGAACATTGCAACAGATGTATTGTTTTTATCTGACTCAGGAGTTCGTAGTCTACAGCGAGTAGTTCAAGAGAAGTCCATGCCAATGCGTGATATTTCTAAGAATGTTCGTGATGAATTAATGGCTGCTGTGTTTTCAGAGACAGACTTAACTAAGATTAAAAGTGTTTACTACGAGCGTGATGCTATCTATTTATTAACGCTTCCTACAATTAAGTTTGTATATTGCTTTGATACTCGTGCTTCATTGCAAGACGGTTCTATGAGAGTTACAGTCTGGGATAGTATTGAACCTAAAGCATTCTTTGTTACTCAAGCAAGAGATTTATACATCGGTAAGCCGGGATATATTGCTAAATACTACGGCTATACTGATAATACTTCTAGTTATCGTCTTGCTTACTATACCAACTACTTTGACTTTGATGCTTCTACAAATCTTAAAATATTAAAGAAGATTGGTTGGGTATTAATTGGGGGTACTAACCAATCAGTAGCTATTAAGTGGGGCTTTGATTATAGTGAGAGTTATCAAGCTACTACATATGCTTTAGACGCTTCTACAGTATACGAATATAATAACTCTACTGTAGATACTATCCCCGGATCATCCGAATATAATATTGCTGAATATAGCTCCGGTATTGTTTTAGATCGATTTAACATTAATGCTGGTGGTCAAGGAACTGTAATGCAGTTAGGCTTAGAAGCAGATATTAATGGAAATCCAGTTTCAATTCAAAAAATAGACGTAGCAATTAAGCAAGGAAAGACTTTAGTCTAAGGACATACTATGGCAAACTATACAAAAGCAACTAACTTTACAGCTAAAGACGGACTACCTACTGGTAACTCAGGCAAGATTATTAAAGGCACAGAGATTGATACAGAATTCACAGCGATATCTTCTGCTATTTCTTCTAAGGCAGATTTAAATAGTCCTGCTCTAACAGGAACTCCTACAGCTCCTACAGCAACTGCCGCTACTAACACAACACAAATAGCTACTACTGCGTTTGTACTTGCAAATGCTATTCCTAGTGGTCTTATTTCAATGTGGTATGGAACAATCGCTACGATTCCTACAGGATGGGTATTGTGTAACGGTTCTAATGGCACTCCTGACCTTCGTAATAAGTTTGTTATTGGTGCGCATACTGATTCTGTTGGTGTAGCGTACTCCACAGTAACTGGAAGCAATACACAGACTGGCGGTACTAAAGATGCTGGTGTTGTAAGCCATACACATACTGCTACATCCGTTGTAACAGACCCTAGTCATGCGCATACTCAAATTGGCACTTCACCGGGTATTGCTGGATTGGAAGGTGTGGGATCAGCAGCAGTAGCAAATACTTCAAATACAGGTTCTGCGGTAACAGGAATTACTGTAGCTACAACAATTGCAACGGCTGGCTCTAGCGGTACAGATGCTAACTTGCCTCCATATTACGCCCTTGCGTTCATTATGAAGACCTGAAGAATATAAGACAACCGGTTATTTGAAGTTTATTGCAGCGTTAGGTTTTAAACTTGTTTCACAAGAAGTTAGTTTAAAAGGTAACATAATATATATTTATTATTGGAGTGATTAATCATGTTTGAACAATTTGCAGGTCCAGCTTTTAGCCTAATTGGAGGTCTCATTAGCGGAGGCAAAGGAGCAGATGCTGCCAGAGGACAGGCGGAAGCGCTTCGTGCTGCTGGGCTGCGTTCTTCGCAGATGGCACAGTTTCGTCCTGTTGGGCTGACAACTGGCTTTGGAACTTCTCGATTTAGAACCAACGAGCTAGGACAAGTTGAAGAAGCTGGCTATGAATTAACTCCAGAACTTCAAGCTATTCGCAATAGGCTTATGACAAGTGCTGGTGGTTACGATCCTACTCAATTAGGAATGGCAGCACAACCTATTATGGGTGGCGCAGCTTCGTTATTTAATCTAGGTCAACAATACCTAGCACAATCACCACAAGAGGCAGCACAGCAATATGTTAGCCAACAACAAGCATTATTAGCACCAAGTAGGCAAGCACAACTAGCTAATGTACGGGGCGGTTTATTTGCTCGTGGGCGTGGTGGCTTAGGTGTGCAAACAGGCACAGGAGGCGCTCCTACTTCGCCTGAGTTACAAGCATATTATAATGCTCTAGGACGACAAGATTTAGAACTTGCTGCTCGTGGACAAGAACAAGGAATGGCACAGACACGCTTTGGCGCTGGTCTATTTGGTACTGGTAGTGAACTCCTTGGTCAAGTACCCCGTCTAACTTCTGCTGGTTATGGTCCATTAGAGACACAACTTGGTTTAGCGAGAACTGTAGAAGGACTAGGTCAGCAACCATTTGCAATGAGTCAAGAATTAGCTCGTTTACAATCTGGTGCAGGCGCTCAAGCAGGTAATCTGTATCTACAACCACAGAAAGCAGCAGCAGATGCCTATTCTCAGTATCAAAGCTACAGTCCGCTAGGAACAGCCTTTAGTGGTCTAGGTAGTTCAATGGGCGGTGGTGGGTTTGGTAGTCTCTTTGGCGGTGGTGGCGGTGGCTATTCTGCAGCTCCTTATGCTCCAACCAATCCCGGATTTGGTAGCTACGGAGGCGGCTACTACGGCTCTTCTGCATTTTAATTAACAGGAATAATCATGGCTGAAATTGTAAATAGTTTATTTGGTATTGATCCTGCTGCCTTGCAACAGCAACGACAAGTCTTAGACTCTAATCAAGCATTTAGATTTGCACAGTTAGATCCGCTACAGCGGGCTAACATGGCAATCTATCAAGGCGGTGCTGGTATTGGTCGAGGCATTAATCAATTACTTGGTGGCGATGAGCAACTTAATCGTGCTACCGCACTTACTCAATTAGCAGGACAGTTTGATTTAACAAGTCCGGAAGGTCTACAACAATATGCTAGTGCGGCTGCTCAAATTGATCCTCGTGTTGCTACATTAGCTGCCGGAGAAGCTGCCCGTCGTAAACAACAGTCTTTAACCGCAGAAAAGACTCAACTGGATATTTCTCGTTCTGAGATGAGCATGGCGCAGGAAACTAAACTTCGGGATGAACTATCTAAACTTCCAGCCGATGCGTCCGATGAGCAAGTTATTGCTATTGTATCTAAATACGGATCTCCAGATCGTATCCTTGCAACATTGCAGTCTTCCCAAAACCGTCAAGCACAGATGGCACAACAACGTGATATAGCTCAACAGCGTATTGATTTACAGCGTGAAAGCATTGGAATGCGTCAAGGACTAGCTGAAGAGAAACGACAAGAGCGTCAAGAGAAACAAGAGCAAGCTGCTGATATGGCTATCGGTGCTGCTGATAGAGTTATTAATGAAGTTAAACAAGCACGAGATAAAGTATCTGGATTTACCGCTGGTGCTGGTGCGCTTTTGTCATTTGTTCCGTTAACATAAGCAAAAGACTTGTCCAAGCGTTTGACAACTATCAAAGCCAACTTAGGCTTTGACCGTCTACAGCAAATGCGTGATGCGTCTCCAACTGGTGGTGCATTAGGTCAAGTTGCGGTTCAGGAATTAATTGCGTTACAATCTACTATTGCTTCATTAGACCAAGACCAAAGTCCTACTCAATTAAAAGAAGCATTAGATAAAATAGAATTTCATTATTCTAATTGGAGAGACACTGTTCGTAAATCAGGAAAAGCAACACAATCTGGAGCAGCACCGGAGGCTGGTAAACAAGGCACAGCCGCTAATCCAATAGTGTTAAAATAAGGACAATTATGCCAGTATACCAATACGAAGGTGTTCATTATGACCTTCCAGACGGCTTTTCAAACGAACAAGCTATTGCTAAGATTCAATCTTATTTAGGTGTGTCAGCACAGCCAGCACGACCACGCCAAACGGAATATACTGCAGAGCAGATGGCTCCGTCTTCTCCTGAAGATGTCGGCTTTAGTGGTGAAGCTCCTTCTGAAAGAGAAAAAGCAGTTGGTCGTACTTTGCTAGGAGTTGGTAAAGGAATTGTAAACCCAGCTCTTGCAGTCGGGCAGTTTGTTGCCCCAGAGCGAACTCAAGATTTACTAAGTCGATATAAAGAAGCAAGAACAGAACTCGGTGGTCAAGGATTAGATGTTGGAGAAATA